TAGAGAAGGCCGGTGGCGACATCAAGCCCACCGAGCGGACGGCGATGTACTACGCCGAGATGTTTGCAAACTACGTCACGGGGCATCTCCCGGGCGTGGCGCTGCTGGCTGTGAATGAGCGCGGCGTACTCGTAGGCGTGCTGATGTGGGGCGGGTTGCCCGAAGCCCCGTTCGACCGCTCGGACGAGCGTGTCGTCATCGGATGGGGCGCCTACACGGTGCCCACCGCGCGCCGACAGGGAATCAGCCAGGCGCTCCGCGAGACGGCGATTCTGGAGTTGTCCCAACGTGGCATCAACACGGTGCATGGCAGTGCGATCCTGTCGAACACGCCGGGCATAGAGTCCTCGCGGAAGATCCAGTTCAAGCCGACCTCGATTCTTGGAGAATTGAACCTCCACGAAGAGGCGCAGAAGATCAAGCTCCGAAGATCCGGGCTGGCCGAGGCCGACCTGACCGACGGGTTCTATTGGCAAGGGCACTGCCCACTGTGCGGCAATGACCCACAGGAGGAAGCAACATGAAGCGACTCATTCTGGCGGTGCTGCTTGCATTCACGATTCCCGTGTTGCTGGCGGTTCACATCAACACATCGGGCCGCTGCCCGAACGACGGTGCATGCGATGTCGGGAATACCGGCACGGACAGCTTCACGCTGACCACGGACGGCGCGACCTTGGCGGTCGATGTCACGGCCAACGCGGCCACACTCACGGCAGCCACCACGGGCACGGCGACATTCCTCGGGGCCGACGCGGCTGGTGCCGCGAATACGGCACTCGACACAACCGGGGCCGGGTCGATCACGATTGGGTCAGCAGATGTTACCAGCGTGTCCATCGTGACGGACGGCGGGACCACAACCATAGACGGAGACATTCAGACCGACGTTGGTCCCATCATCTCGCTTGCTACTGGCGCCTTGACGGCCAACAGCGTCCATCTGGCGACTGCGGCGTCTGACTATGTGCTTCCCGCTTGCGAGACGGCGAACATCGGCGAATGGGTAACGGTGATCGTGCAAGACATCTCCGAGGTGGTGGTGCTCCAGCCGGCCTCCGGGGACACCATCAATCCAGCCGGTGCCGTTATCGACGCGGACCACGAGATGGATAGCTCTGGCGCCGCCACGGGGGACGGAGACTTCGTGACTCTCGTCTGCGTAATCGCGGACATGTGGTTCTCGACCGCAATCGGCGGAGCATGGGTGGACGGCGGGGCAAGCTGACCGATGACGCGCTGCGCCTGCGGAAACGTACTTGGGGACTCGGTTGGGGACATCCCGGTCTTCATGCACCCGTGCCGCTGCGAAAGTCCCGGCCGGGGCCGCAGGCCAGCGCCTCGCATTGGGCTGCCCGTGACAGTCACGCGCAAGCAGTACGACGAACGAAAGGCGGCGGGGCTGCCGGTGCAGACCGACGCCGAGAAGCAGTACGAAAATGAGTGGGCCTGATGCCTGACGGTGATCTGCTGGTCAAAGAGTACGAAGCCATCGCCGCTGAACGCGGGACGTGGGAGAACACCTGGCAGAACGTGGCGGATCACGTTATCGGCCGCGGGGACTTCACGACCCACACGATCGAGGGCGGGCGTCAGCGCGTGCAGCAGATATACGACTCCACCGCGCAGCAGTCTGCGTCCCTGCTCGCAGGCGGACTCAACAGCCTGATGACGAACCCGGCGGCGGAGTGGTTCCACCTGCGGCCTGAAGACCCGCGGCTACTCGAAGACGACGATGTGGCGCTGTGGTTCGAGGATGCCGAGATGTCGATGTACTCGACGCTCAACAGTCCGACCGCGCGCTTCCACCCGCAGAGCCACGAGGTCTATCTGGAACTCGTCGCCTACAACACTGCCGGCTTCTTCGTAGACGACGTTCCCGGTGTCGGGCCGCTGTTCTCATCCCGACCGCTATCGGAGTTGTTCATCGCCGAGGACGCGCACGGTCGCGTGGATACGGTCTTCCGCGCATTCCGCTTCACGGCGAAGCAGGCTGTGGACGCATGGGGCGACGGTGCCCCCGAGGCAGCGAAGAAGGCGCTCTCGAAGGGCGACACGCAATGCAAGCAGCGCTACCTGCACATGGTCAAGCGTGCGACCGACCCGCGCCCGATGCCATTCCGTCCTTCTGGCAGGCCGTGGGAGGCTGCGTTCATCGACCTCGAGCGCAAGGAGATCATCGAGTCGGGCGGCTACGACGAGATGCCCTACATGATCCCGCGCTGGGAGAAGGACGCCTCCGAAACCTACGGCCGCGGCCCCGGCATTACCGCGCTCTCGGACGCGAAGATGCTCAACGAGATGATGAAGACGATGCTCCAGTCAGGGCAGCTTCGTGTCGCTCCGCCCACCATGATCGACGATGACGGCGTGGAAACCACACTCGACTTACGTCCGCGTGGCCGCAACGTAGTCCGGGTGGGCGGAGCCTTGAATCCCCCGATCCAGCCCATCGAGATGGGTGGCGACCTCGGGTGGGGCGATTGGGTCGTGCGCGACACCCGCTCGCAGGTGCAGAACGCTTTCCACTTCGAGTTGCTGCAACTGATCCGCGACCCGCGCATGACGGCGACCCAGGTGAACGAGCTTTCGACGAACGTCCAGCGCTTGCTCGCCCCGGTGCTCGGGCGCTTCCAGACCGAGTTCTTGGAGCCGATGCTGGAGCGGACGTTCAACATCAAGCTGAGGCGCGGGGACTTCCTGCCGCCCCCGCCGCTACTGGCCGGCGGTGAGATCCGCATCGAGTACGTCTCACCCGTGGCCCGAGCGCAGAAGGCCCAGGACGCGGATGCCATCGTGGAGTTGTTCACAGTCGGAGCCAATCTCTCCCAGGTGGACCCGGATGTCGGCATGGTCATGGACGGCGAGGAAGGATTCCGAGAGATCGCGCGCCAGAAGGGCGTCCCGTTCCGCGTGCTCCGCAGCCGCGAAACGGTGGAGCAGATGCGTGAGGCGCAGAGACAGCAGGCGATCGAGCGGCAAGAACTCGAACGCGCTACGCAGGTGGCGGAAACCGCTGCCAAGGTGCTGCCGGCGCTGAACCAGGCCGGGGGTACGCAATGAATCTCGCCCGACTCGCAGAGAGCGCACGCAAGGTGCCCGAAACGGTGCTCCGCCTGCGTGGCGCTTATCACGCGACGTTCCTGACACCCTCGGGCGACCGGGTGCTGAAGGATCTCTACCACTTCTGCCACGGGATGCAGGGGACGCACGTCACGGGCGAGTCCCACGAGACAGCCTTCCGTGAAGGACAGCGATCCGTACTGATTCGGATCTTCCACAAGATCAAGGTTCACGACGAGCGCAAGATGCTCAAACGACTAGAGGAGATGCGAGATGAGTGAAGGACAGCCCGATCTGGATCTGGGAACACCGGAGCCGACACCGCCCGTAGAGCCGCCCGCACCGGAGCCGACACCGCCGGTAGAACCGACGCCGGCCCCGAGTTGGCGCACCGCCCTGCCCGCGGAGATGGCCGACCACCCGAGCCTGGCGAAGTACGAGGACGTGCCGGCGCTCGCCAAGGGATTCCTTGACCAGAACGAATTCGTAGGTCGCAAGGGCATCATCCCTCCGAAGGAAGGCGCGAGCGACGAGGAGGTGAACGCCTTCTACACCGCGCTGGGCCGTCCCGAGACGCCCGGCGACTACCAACTCGAGGACTTCGCCCCGCCCGACTCCATCAAGGAACTGTGGAACGCGCAGGGCATGGACAAGATGGTCGAGAAGATGCACGCGCGCGGGGCATCGCAGGAATTCGTTCGCGGGATTCTCGAAGACATGGCGGAGCATCAGGCGGAGCAATTCGGCGATTCGCTCGGTCTGGTCCAGCAGGGCAAGGACGAAGCCGTCACGGCGCTCAAGACCAAGTGGGGCCTGAAGTACGACGCCAACATCGACCTCGCCAAGCGCGTGGTCGGACAGGCCGCCGATGCCGTCGGTATCTCTCGTGAGGATCTGGCGGGTCGCCTGCTCCCAGAAGGTGGCATGGTGGGCAACGACCCGGTACTGGCCGAGGTCTTCGCCCTGATCGGACAGCAGGGAGGCGAGCTTCGCTTCCTCGGCGATACGAAGACTTCCTACACGCGGACACCGCAAGAGGCGGAGCAGGAGATCGGGCGCCTGGAGGCGAGCCCGGCGTTCACCGACAAGCGCGACCCGGAGCACAGGGCCACGATCGAGAAGCTGGCCGCGCTCTACGCGATGCAATACCCCGAGGAGGGTGAAGAGTGAACAAGCAGGAAATTCGACTGGAGTGCTACCGGATCGCGGTGGACGAGGAACGCAAGCGGCCCGGACTGCGGGTGTCCCCTACGGAACTCGCAAAGAGCCTCGCGTCGTTCTGCGAGGAGGATGATCTGCGGCTCTCCGCGGTTCACTTCGCCTTCGCGCTCTGCGATCCGCGCGCCGATCTCGGGAAGGTCATGGACCAGGCCCAGACGCTACTCGATTTCGCTCACGACAAGAAACCCAAGACGGAGACACCGCAGCCCCAGGCCGCGCCTCCGGCAAGGAGTTCCAAGAAGAAGACGAAGGCTCGACACTCCCGCTAGGGACCGAGATGCACGCCGGGTAAGCCCCGGCCGCTTGCGTCAGCGCGTTTGGCGTAGAAGCGGGCCTGCTCAGCAGACACCCCACTTCGTTCACAGACAGAACGAAACGGAGGTGCTGTTATGAGCACCAACATCACGACTGCCTTCGTGAAGCAGTTCACGAGAGGCATTACCCACCTGGCGGAACAGAAGATGTCCCGCTTCCGTGGGAATGTTCGGGAAGAGATGATCGCTCCCGGCGATCGGGCCTTCTTCGACCAGATCGGTAGCGTCACGGCGACGAAGGTCACGACCCGGCACGCCGACACGCCCCTGATCGACACCCCGCACAGCCGGCGCATGGTCGTTCCGACGCCGTTCAAGCACGCTGATCTGGTGGACAAGGCCGACAAGATCCGCACGCTGAACGACCCGACGAACGACTACGTGATCGCCTTCGCCCGCGCGTTCTCTCGTGCGATCGACGACGAGGTCATCACGGCTGCCACCGCAACGGCCTCGACAGGTGTCGATGGCTCGTCTTCGGAGACGTGGGCCAGTCTCTCGGGAACGTACCAGCACGGTACGGGCTCGGGGATGACGCTGGCGAAGATCATCACGTCGAACAAGCTGCTCCGCGCAGCCGAGAACGACCCGGAAGACGGGTTCTTCCAGGCCGCCTCTCAGGAGCAGTTCGAGGACGTGCTGAACGACGGCACGATCACCAGCGCCGACTACAACTCGGTGCGGGCGCTCATGTCGGGCACGCTCACGCAGTTCATGGGGTTCACCTGGATTCCCAGCGAGCGGCTGAGCACCACCAGCAGCGAGCGTGACTGCATCGCGTGGGCACGCAACAGCCTGCTGCTCGGCATCGGTGAGAACCCGACAGGCCGGATCAGCGAGCGCGACGACAAGAACTACTCGACGCAGGTGTACTACGAGATGGACATCGGAGCGACCCGCATGGACGGGACCGGCGTCGTCAACATGCTCTGCACCGAGTAGCAGCGAAACGTCTGAAGTGGCTGCCGCGGAGTCGTGGTAGCCACGGACGACAAAGCCATATGAGGAGTCTGATATGGCAGCGAACACGAAATCCACACAGATCCAGAACGCCGAGGCGAGCCCGCGGGTGATGAACGACCCGCACCACTCGCATGGGCGCCTTCGGATCAAGTCGGAAACGGTGGCAGTCGCCGCCGCGGACGACGACACCTCGGTCTATCGGTTCTTCCGCGTGAAGTCCACCGATTCCATCAAGAGCCTCAAGCTCTATCAGGACGGGATCACGGGAGCCACCGACTACGACCTCGGTCTGCATCAGACCACGGAGAACGGGGCTGCGGTCCTCGACGCCGACCTGTATGCGGACGGTCTGAACTTGGAAGTGGCGTGCCCCGCGGTGCCCCACGTCCTCGCGACGGCTCCGTATCTGGAGTGCCGGTTCGGTGCCGCCAGCACGGCGAACATCACAGACATCAACAACCGGGTGTACGACGACGCTGGGCTCACTCAGGCGACTGCCGCGAGCGAGTACGACGTGACCATCACGGCGAACACCGTCGGCAGCGCGGCTGGCGACATGACGCTGGTGATGGAGTACACGGCCGGCGACTAGCACGGCGCAGGGGGAGACGCCTGCACGGGAAAGGAGGGGGGTGGGTTCTTCGCATCGCCCGCCCCCCTCTGAGGGGAACAGATGGCAAGCGAAGTCGGCATCGTCA